GTTGCCAATTGATACGTTTGTTTTGTTTGACAACACATTGCCAAGATTTAACAGACTTTCATAAGTGACTCCAGCAAAGCCGCCTGTCAAAGTCATCGCATCTTTAAACTTATCCAAGTCATCAATGGCTTTGTAAAGGGCATAACTAACCGATCCAACTGCAATAGCAACCGTGCCAAGTCCAACACTGAAAGGAGTGAATAAAGTCCCAATGGCTTTGAACATATTGCCAACGCCACCCATTGCATCCTTCAACTGACCACCTTGCTGGATGATCGCGATGAACGGACTTTGACCAGAAGCAATCTGCGTGAACAAGTCAGTTGTCTGATAGGTCAGGTTGATCTTCTGTTGCTCGTTCATTTTGAACTGAGCGCCAGTGGCATTCTTTGCTGCGTTGGCAATTTTGTCGTAAGCCGCTGCTTGAGCTAAAAGCTCTTGTGCTTTGGCAGAACCCTTGATGTCTTTCAGTCTTCCTGTTGCCAACTCACGCTCAATCTGCGTGACCTTGCTAACTGCCTTGCCATAGTCTTCTGTTGCGTATTTCAGGGACTGAATTTCTTTGTCAGCCGCCTTCATTTCCCGCGCAATGGCGTTCTTCATCTTTTGCGTTTCGTAAGCAACCTTTTGTGCTTCCGTAGCAAAGTTTCCCATCTGGAGATCAAGCGCGATCCCCAATGTTGCTGCATTTTGATGAGTTGCCATTACTTCCTCTTTCTAGCGAGTTTCTGTGCGTATTCTGGAATTATCCTACCAAGGCTGTCTTTCAAGTCACTGATGACAGTCTGTGCGCCGTATTGCAATGCTGGACGCAAGAATGGCCTAGCTGGAATTTTAGATGTGCCATATTCTTGGGCCAAAGAAACCGCACTTCGCTTTACCGAAACTATTGCCAGAACAACAGAATTGTCGCCAATGCTAGGCGCTTCCCTGTCGTTTGGAGTTGTCAGACGCGACTTCAACTTGAGGGTATCCCTCATGTGGAACGGACTGTAGGCGCTACGAGGCTTTTCGCTGTCGTAGGGGGCATAGGCTAGGGCAGCGTAATAAACGCTCTGCATGGATTCTTCAGCGGCCTTGGCAAGCGTTTGCTTCAGCACCACATCCATCTTGAACCCATTGGCTAGGTCAAGGATTTGCTGCTCAAACTCGGCAAAGCCTGAAAGCTGGAACTTCATGTCCTTGCCTTCAAAGCCTTGCGTATCAATGTGTTGAGCCATGCTACTCTTTCAGGTAAGCCTCCGAACCCGGTCTAGTAGCCAAGAATGCCATCAACTGCTTGTTGGCTTCCTCTTGCTGTTGTTCCTTTGTCAGCGGCGGGACAATGTATTCGTGTGTCGATGGAAGGACATCTTTCATCGTGAACGGTCTTGTTGTCTTTTGTATTTTCGAGTTTAAGTTGCCTGTGGTCAAGGAGCTTAGAGCCAGCAAAATAGCTTTATTCCCCAACATGCCATCAGACAGCATGATCTCAATATTCCGCATGTCATCCGCAGGAACATCATCAGGACACCCGCCATGAGCGTAGATGTACGCTCTGGCTTGAAGGCGAATGTCCCAAATTAGTTTTTTCGGGAATCCTTGTAACCGGGCTGAATTGCCTCAGAAATTTTCGCAAGGATTTCCAACTGAACGGCAGTGGGCCATTCAGCTTCAATGTCTTCATAGGTGATTTCATCAAGCGTTCCATTTACAGGAACCAGCAACTTGATGTACTCCACCATTCGATTTTCCATCTGCAAGATGGTTTCGATCAGTTCTTTGGTAGAGCGACCTTCGATGATGACATCGTTATCAGTCACGACAACACCTTCCAAAGTGTCAGCGCGGAAAGATGATGTCATCTTGTCATAGCGTTTCTGGAATTCGGCTTGGTCGAACTTTTGAATGCGCTCCTGCATTGCATCAAGCTCTTTTGTCAGTGGTACACGAACTTTAAAGTTGTACCCCGCAAGCTCAAATGTCTTAGTACGCAGGTTGGTGATTTCGCCAAAGGCAGATGTGAGTTTTGTCATGGTCGTGTGGTTTTGATGATCTTGTCGTAAACGGCTTGGTTCAAAGCAACGGCGTAATCCACTGCTTGTTCAGGCCCAATTTTGTCTGCGTGATTTCGCGCAATGTCATGCGCCAACGCAATTGCAGTGATGCGTTGCTGTGTAAACCCAAACCAATTCTTTGTGGAATCGGATTGGGCTACAAGGAAGTTTAGAAGGTCGTTGCTGTCTTTTACTATCATGTGTTTTTACTCTGTAGTGTCTGGCGGAGCCTTTGGTGCAACTTCTTTGATGACCACCACAGGGGCAGTCACGTTGTACTTCTTGAGCAGCGCCAATGCAATGGCTTCTGCTGTGTCAGGTGTGGCTGTGGCTTTTGCAAGTTCAGCAGCGTCAACCTCCAAGTTACGGGCAACAACATCAATGTCGCCGTAGCTTGTCACGATTGCTTCGATGGCTTCTGATACTTTCATCAGTTGTTCGACCAGCCGTACTGGTTGCCTCGTGGATGGATTGTGAACATGCACTTGGCTTCAGCGCCGGGTGCGGAATCAATTTGGAATTGACCCACGCGACCATTGAACGCATAAGCGACAGTGTTTGTGCCTTCCACTGCTGCAACCACAAAAGTGCGGTCCACAACACCAGAATAGGCATCAGAACGAATCTGAAGCAAAGCAGCGTCATCAGGGTTCCAAGCAGCCGTGATGGTCATGCTTGTAGGAGCCGCTTGCACAGGAATCTTGTCGCTTTGACGAGAGCCAGCAACACCGAAACTTGCCACAGCATCATCCATGCCAAAAGCAGGAATTGCTTCGACAGGAACAGCAATACCAGCAGCGCCAGTGCCGTTGGCTACCGTGCCAACAATGGTGGTCACTTGAGCAGCCCAAACACTCAGGTTTGCAGTGCTCAGTGGAGTTGGAGTCGCCGCCGATTGCATCCAGAGCGATGCACTAAAGCCGGGTAAGACTTTTGCAGGAATAGCCATGATGACTCCTTATGCGTTGTTGGACCAACCGTACTGGTTGCCACGGGGGTGGATGGTGAACGTGCATTTGGCTTCTGCACCGGGGGCAGAATCAATCTGGAACTGGCCTACGCGCCCGTTGAAGGCGTAATAGACGATGCCTGTGCCATCGGTAGCCGAAATCACGAAAGTGCGGTCAATGACACCAGAATAAGCATCGGCTCTCATCAACAGCAGATTGGTATCGGCAGGATTCCAAGCAGCAGTAATGGTCATGCTGGTGGGCGCGGCTTGCACGGGAATCTTGTCAGATTGACGCGAACCTGCGACACCGAAACTGGCAACTGCGTCATCCTGACCAAAGGCGGGGATAGCCTCAACAGGAATGATGTTGCCAGAGACAGCAATGGGAGACACCGAGGCGACCAGAGACAACTGTGCAGTAGTCAAAGGAGTTGGCGTAGAAGTCGGTTGTGCGTACAGTACAGCACTGAAACCGGGCAAGACTTTGTTTGGTAAGGCCATTTTGAGTATCCTTCAAAAGTTGAACAATTGTCGTGTATTAGGCTGGTATGTCAATGGTGCAATCTAAGAAGATTTGCGCCATATTTTCTTCGTTGTTGTAGCTATTGTAAAGCCACATAACATCAGCTTTTGAGATGTAAAACCCCTCAGACGGGCTTCCCAAAATGCCGCTGTAACCATGCAACGATTGCAAAATCTGATTGCTTATTGTGAATCCGTCTTCAATATTCTGAGTGAAGATTGAGATTTGGAATACCGGCCTGTCGATGCCTTTGTTGCTTTGCTGTGTGCCCGTATATACAGGCTGATGCACATTACGCAGCATCCAAGTAATGAACTTGGGCTGTGTCGCAAAATTTCGGTTGAACGATGCGTACACAGGCACGGGCGTGACAATGTTTGCCAGTTGATACTGGATCGCTTTGCCGTAGACAACAGGGTTGAGTTGTGCTGCCATTTACACCGCCGTCACAGGGTCAGAGCGATAGCACATCATTCTCACATTCATCCGATCATTCGTTTCGCGAACATCAGTGATGCGGTAATAGTTGCCACGCCAAAAAATAGAATACGACTGCTGCTGGTCCACAATTCGCTTTGTGTTCGGCGTGTAGTTGAACGTGAAATTTACCAAGTCTTGGTACAGACGATACTTGTCTGAAATCTTCACGTTGTTCGCCACATCCTCGACTCGCGCACGGGTATCAAACCACTTTGTTTGAGTGGTAACTTGTTCACCAAACGCAGACTTGGAAAAAGTCAGGTTGTTGATGGTCACATTCTCAAAACGTGCGATTGCCATTACATCACCAAAGGTTTGTATGGACGCAACAAAGTCTGAGCGCCATAAGGAATGGTCTTGAGCTTTGTCTCAGTCGTTTCTGAACGGTTGTTGTACAGGTGCGTCAAGATCAACAATCCAGCTTGCTTAATCACAGGGTACGATGACAAAGGATTGGCCGCTGTCGTGTACTCCGCAATGATTGGAGCCGTCATCTGTGTGTTGATGTCGGTTGGCAAGCTGGTGATGATGATCTTGTTGCCGCTGGCATCGTAGTAATACTGCGTTGGGTTGACAGGCACAAACACTGGCGGGAACAGCGAGTTGTAATAGCCGACAACATCAATCTGAACACCCGGCTGACTTGGGTACAAGTTCTGGCTTACCTCTGGCAAGTCCAAGCTCACAGGCGTTGCTGTAAGGCTCTCTGCGCCGTACCAAACACGGTACGTCACAGGGAAAATGGACATGCCAAGATAGTCCTCAATGTACATCCGAGTGGCAAGCTCCAAAGACAAGATGTAAGCATCCTGACTTTCATCCTCAAACAAGTTCAACTGCTGAGTAATTTCTTCAGCAGTCAACCAGTTTGTGACTACATCACGATCAATCTGCTCAACCTTTACATAGTTGAACGGATTGCGTGTTTGCCCACCGTAAGGCAGACCTGTCAGAACGCTTTGCACACTCATGGCTGCTCCAATTAGGCGCTCATACGAACACCGGCAAACGGGTCACGCACGGAACTAACCACACGCTTTTCTGCGTATAGTGTAACGAAACCGGGTGTCGTTTGGTCCATCATCTGAATGGACATTTGCTCAGTGTCGCCAATGGTCAAGAAACGAGGCCAGTTAGCCAAGTAGATTGGGAAGCCGGTGGACAGGTATGGGTTTGGAATCACGGGGAAACCAAACATGCGGCCAACAGCAGCGCCGTCTTCATCGCCAACTTCCAAGAACAATGGCAAGCCTTGCGTGTCCTTCAGGCTACGCAGCGAGTCAATCATGGATGGACGAATGTGCCAAGCGTTACCGGGCATGGCCCAGTATTGGCTAGGGAAGGCGTTGACCACATCCACAATGTCGTTGTACACCACGCCGCCGCCAGTTTGAGCCACGGTAGCGATGCTGTGAATGCCGTTTGTGATGGCCGTGCCAGATGTGCCATAGGCGCTGGTAGAGGCGCTGACGTACATGTCCAGACCACGCAGACCAGAGGTGGCGCCAGTGGTGGTTGTGGTCGAGCCAGCTTGGTCAGAGTTGATTGCCATTGATGCACCTTCAACTTGAGCGAACTCCAAGGCGAGGTCTTCAACAATGGTGGCTTCCAAGCCATTCACATCCGACATCACAGCCGAACGAATAGGCAATTGAGCCGTCACAGCACGAACTGGCAACTGCCAGATGCTTGTGTTGGTATTAGGTGTGCCCACGTTGTTTTGAACGGGGTAGCCCCAAGGTTTGTTTGGTTGGTTGCATTGCCGGTCTTGGCAACGAACTGCATGTCAGAGCCAGCAACGGGAACGATGCGCGAACCCATGCGGAAAGGGTTTGCGTAACGCAGTGCGGCGAAAGCATCATCAAATACTGCACGACCACCCACACCAGAGCCAGAGCCAGTGATTGCAGAGGCTTCTTTCAGGTCGATGTTGACTGTGCCGCCTTCGGTAATGGCTTGCTTAATTCCAGCGA